TCAATGCTATCGTCAAATTTCCATTCCACAGGCATTGCCCGAGCAAATGGAGTCACACTGGTTATCTTTCCTTTTGGAAACAAATAATAAGCAGACACAAGAGTATTATAGCACGAATGAGTTTTACCATATCGCATAGAATACTCATCGCACAAGTTCATTCCCCACTTAATCAACCAATAGGCATTGTGGATACTATCCATTGCCCATTTGGTACAGGGGTGATTACGAAACGCACCTTTTTCAGTTCTGTAGGGAGTGCCGTCAGTCTTAGGCAGAGTGCCGTAATTATGACCCCACTTTTCAGATGCCACAATGGAAAGCATCTGACAGCATTCCAGTGGCATCTTGACGATGTGCTTATCAGGGAGACAAATGGCACTCTCGGCAGGAAAAGGAGAAGTAACGAATATATTGATAGTAGGTTCCTCAACTCATCCGGTGTTCAATCATATAATGTGCTATCAGGTTCCAAAGCAATATAATACTTCAGATCAAAATCTTGATTAGAAAAACGTGATAAAAGTTTAGAGGAAATAACTACATCATAAGCACCAGGAAGAATTTTTACATTTTCCACCTTAAAATTAAAAGTAAATTTCTCTTCAGTTTCACCCACAATAATAGAAAAATCATTAGAAGTATCGTTCTTTTTGTCACGAACAACCAATTTTACAACACCTGCTTCACCAACCACAGAAAGATCAGGAAGTTGATAAACAGAAGCGGCTTTGAGAAGTTTGTCTAATTGTTGAGTATTCAATTCAAAAGAAACATCCTCACTTGGAAGATTGATAGATTTATCTGGAGGAGTTACAATGACACTTGGGTCAGCAAAGAAATACTTAGATCGCATTTTACCTTCACGAATAACCACATACCCATCATTATCAAAATTAAGTTCTGGGTGTTGATGAAGTCCAAGACCATTCAAGAACTGAGAAAGTTCATAAATAGCAAAGTCTTTAGGAAATTCTTCTTCAATAACAGATTCCGCAAGAATATTTTTCATTACAGAAATAGTGCGAAGTTTACTTCCAGTTTTAATCAAAATGGATTGATTAATACCAGAAAAGTTTTTTAGAAGAGTAAGAGTTTTATCAGAGAGTTTCATAGTTTTATCTTTAAGTTTCATAATCAATAGTTGTAGATATTATTAGTATTCTTATGAAGTCCAGCAAAATGATAAAGAAGAACACAATAGTGAATTGCCTTCAAAATATCTTGCTTTGACTTGCCATTCTTTTTACCAAACCTAGAGAGATACTTAATAGCATTTGATCGAGTGAATGCCTCTGCGTCTCCAATGCTTTCAATCAAATCCAGTGTTTGAGTTTTAGAAGTTTCGGAGGTGTAGTGAGAATGATAGGTGCTGGAAAGATACTGCTCTACTTCTTTCAGAGTCTTATCTTCCTCATATTTCCAAAAACCATTTTTGTTTGTATTTTTATAGTCCTTAGTATTGTAAGGATACGGAAGATTTGAACCAGATGGAGGATTGAAAGTAATATGATTACTACCAAATCCATTTACAACACTAGAAGATGAAAATGAAATTTTATCTGCTTCATTCTTAGAAATAGGAGTTCCAATATTTAATGTATCAACTCCAGGTAGGGGAAGTTCAAAATCATCATACATTCCACCCCTTAAACCAGAATTGATAAAGGTTGGATTGATTTCAATAGAATGTTCGTAAAGACTTTCAAAATTTTCAGACATTGTAATTCATAGTAAAGAACAAAAAGAAAACACTTTTATCTCCTCATATTATATCAAGACTATGGTTCTTCGTCAACAGGAAGTTGAAAATCAACATCTACCTTGTCATAAAGTTCCAGAAAAGACTGTTTGGTTTCATCATCAAAACGGTTCACACACACTTGGATTGCCTTTGCCTTATCATTAAAAATACTATAAGCACGAATGATGTGAACCAAACGGCGAGTGCTGATGATTTCCTCAATACCACCATCATAGAAAGTCTTGCGGATGATGTCAGCCCAGTCTACCAGTCGCTTACAGAAGTCAGCATCCTCAACACCAAGTTCTTGAGCAACACCGTCTAGAATCCTCTGTTCAATGGTGGGAGCAGGATAGGACTGCTCAAAGGTCACAGGAAATCTCTCAAGGAAAGCTTCGTTAAGCACATTGGTGCCAATAAAACGACCATCATCACTACCTTTGCCTTTGGTGTTAGCAGTGGCAATCACATTAAAACCAATAGTAGGTTTGACCCAACGACCAATCTTTTTGAGAAAGACACCTTTACCTTCCAAGATGGACTGAAGACACAGAATCTTGTTAGATGCAAGGTCAATCTCATCTAGCAACAGCACAGCACCACGCTCCAGTGCTTCAATCACAGGACCATTATGCCAAGCGGTCTCACCATTGACAAGACGAAAACCACCGATCAGATCATCTTCATCAGTTTCAATTGTGATGTTGACACGAATTAGTTCACGGTCAAGTTGAGAACACGCTTGCTCAACAGATAATGTTTTACCATTACCCGAAAGACCCGTAATAAAAGTAGGATAGAAAAGACGGGATTGAATAATTTTTTTAATATCATTAAAGTTACCAAACTTGACAAAGGTATCATCTTTTTGTGGAATAAGATTTTGATGAACTTCAGGGAGAACAGCAACATTATTAAATGAACGTTCGATCTCCTGAACTTTTTGTTGAGTTACCTCCAAATTCCATTTAGCGTGACCAACCTTGAAATCTTTTAATCGTTTGGTAACAGTAAGATAGGAAAGATTTTTAGAAGCACAATAACCACGAATATCCGCAGAGGTAATATTTTTACCAAAAGTATTTTTAAGGTCAGTAAAAATTTGGTCGTCGGTCATTTGAGTGCGAGACATGATGTGAGGTGTTTTTCAACTAAAGTCATTATACAACAAAAAAGGGGTCATTACGACCCCTCAGTGGTCAGTTGATCAACTGGTTTTTGAGTTCTGCAAGATATTCCTGACTTCCAATGTGACCTTTAAATCCTGGATAGTATTTTTCTACCATTGCATTGATACCCATTGCAGTGATAGAACTATCACATCTGACCCAAATTTCTTTGGTGTCATACTTAACTACATGATCTAACGGAAATTTATCTTTCATTTTTTCTTCTCCTCTTTTTCTTTCTTTAAGAAACCACCCTGCATTACTCCAGACAAAGGAATTTTCACAGTTGGTTTATCATCTGGGCCACCACCATAATCTCTACCTTTATAGTCACTTCCACGATGCGGGCGTCCTGTAGAACGGTCATACATTTCAAAAGTAAATTGTTTGTAGGTTTTCATACTAGTGATGGTTTTTAGGTATTTAGGCGACAAGGGCAATAAACTCACCAAGAACTTTTTTATTCAGTTTCTTAGTTTTTAAAGATTTAACAAAAGCAGATTTGATCTGAGATTTAGTAGCATCTTCGGCAACTTCAAACTCAGCATCCTGAGAAAGTGCAGATGAAGAAAGTCCAAAGTATGCATCATACCCAGAGTTGGTGATGACGAAACTTCTCATTTTTTTCCAATCACTCTGGATCTTTTGATATTGCTTGTCAGTAAAATCGTGGTAGAGATTAATAAAACGATTAGCATTACGACTTTCAAGAACACGAATACCAATCAAATTCACTGAAGGGAACTTATCTTTAAGATTGCGGAGAAGTGTATCAGTAAACTGATGATATCCATAATCAATTTTATAAGTTGTCCCAAGTTTACGGTCACGAAGAAAAGTCCTGTGAGGATTAATTCCTGCAGAGCCAATATAAGGTTCACTTTCCCAAGCACGTTTGACTTCACGATGATAAGAAAGATGATTAGCCTCACCATCAGTCAGGACAATACATTGAACCTTTTGAAGTTTATTCTCTCGTTGAAACTTAGGAAGAATTTCGTGAAGAGAAATCAGTGCTTCATTCAAAGGAGTACCAGACAAAGACATTCTATTTGGATAGGTATAGGGAGTGCGATATGTATCTCCAAAGTAAATAGCAAGACGCCAGATATTAATCATCTGATGCTCCAGTTCTTTACCAGAAACTTTGCTGGTAAGAATATTCATCAAAGCAAAACTTTCATCTATACAAAGAAGATTTTCTCTCTTTTCATAGTGAGTAGTTCTGTCAGCAGCTTTGAATTC